TGGCTAAACCACTGGCGGGGGCCGGGATTATTATCTATTTGCAACTGGAATGTTCTGTTACCCCGCCACGGGCAGGCTGTCACTACCGACGGTCTGCCTTTTCTCTTTCTTACAGGCACAAAAAAAAGAATGGTCGAACTTCACAGTCAGACCATTTCTAATGCAAATAAGATAATATCAATTCAAAAAGTAACCTCCCGCCAAACGGCGTCGAGGCAGAACAATTTGGAATTGTATTAATCTCAATGCAAAAGTACCTATTTTTCGCCTATTTTCCAAACTTACAGGCTAATTTTTCACAAAAATAATCATTTTATATTGTAAAAAGTCGTAAATCTTACAATAAATGATTATATTTGCACAGTTTTTCAAACCCAATAAAAATTTTACTGCAAATAGACATGGATAAGTTAGTAAATGTAAGGGAGTTAGTTATAAACCCGCTGAATCCGAGGACGATTACGGACTTCATGCAGGAGAAGCTGACCCAGAGCCTCTTGCTTTCTCCCTGGATGATGGCCATCTACCCCATCAAAATCGACAATGAGAGCGTTATATGGAGCGGCAATCACCGCTGCAAGTCCCTCCGTTCCATTCTGGAAATGGACGAGGACACGATGGAGGATATGCTGGTCCAGCAGTCCATCTATCGTGACATGACAGACGAGCAGCAGCAGAACCTTATCCAGTACTGGAAGAAATGGCAGGAAAACCCCGAGGTGCCATGCCGTACAGTAGAGAACTTCTCCGAGGACGAGAAGCGCGAGCTGCTGATGAAGGAGAACCTGCATTCCGGTGAGGATGACCCCGAAATGCTTCGTAAGTTCTTCGACCGTGACCTTATCAACGACTTCTTCGGCTCTGTCAGCTGGGATCTCTATGACTATGCTGACAAAATCAATGACGTAGAGGCCGGCAAGAACAAGATTACCATGAAGACCTTCAAGTGTGGCTATGTCGAGTTCTTCCTTACCGATGCCGAATATGAGAGTCTGGAGCAGCTGGTCACCGAGTACAAAGCCAAGCATGGCGACAAGACAGACGGCTTCCTTGCATGGCTGTTGGGGGACACTGAGCTACAGAACGCAATCCTCTACGGCGAGAAGTCTGAGGATGACGAGGGAGAGGGTGAAGATACAGATGAAGACGAAGTAGAACCAAACGAGAAAGAGGAGGAATAAGCCATGTTACAACAAATCAATATTACAGAGTTACGCCAGAACCCTATCAACCCCAGAAAGATCAAGGCTGCTGGTCTCAAGACGCTCCAGCAAAGCGTCATGCTTTTCCCTAAGATGCTCAATGAGGCCAAGCTAATCATCATCGACGAGGATAATATCGTGCTTGACGGCAACCAGCGTGTAAAGGTGCTCCAGGAAGAGATACTGGCCAAGGAGCCATTTGCATGGAAAGTGGTCCTGCAGGACAACGACCGCTACCAGACGATGTCGGAGCGTGAGCGTGAGGCCGTCATTGAATTCTGGGAGAAATGGAAGGAGAACCCCGTGGTCACCGTTGACCGTCACGAGGGACTGACTGAGGAACGGAAGAAAGAAGTCATCCTCAAAGGTAACAAGGAGTTTGCCGAGTTTGATTATCAGAAAGCGGAGATTCTTTTTGACGAAGTAACGCTGGTGAGCTTCGGCGTGGACGAGGGTGTGTTCTACGACCCGGACAAAGACCCCACCGTCGTGACCTCCATCAAGGGCAGTCGCGTGAAGAAGATTGACATGCTGCTCTTCGGCAAGTATTCTGTTCCCGTAACCCGTGAGGAGTACGACCTCCTGCGTGAGAAGTACGAGGAATACGTCGATACGGCCTGCGTGGACTTCGGTTTCGTGAAGGATATCGTCAACAAACTTAACGCAAGATAACTATGGAGTACGTAAAAATCAGTGAAATCCACCCTGCGGAGTACAACCCCCGCAAGCTCAGTGAGGCTGCTTTCGTGGAGCTGCAAGGCAGTCTGAAGACCCTCGGCTTTATCCTGCCGATAATCATCAACAAGGACAACATGACCATCATCGCCGGCCACCAGCGCACGAAGGCTGCTACAAAGGTCGGCATTGAGGAGGTTCCTTGCTTCTACGTCCATGGCGTGGAGCTGCAGGATGAAATGCTGTTCAACCTCATTCACAACGGAGTGGAGCATGAGCCTGAGACTCTTGGTAAGTTCAAGGGAAGTCTCGCTCCGGCACAGTTCTACACGGAGATTCCCAATACCGACTTCGACTTGCCGTCGTGCCAGCCGACGCTTGTAAAGGATATGTGCGGCCTTATCATGCGCTACCAGGATGCGCTCTGCGCCATCATCTGTGACGGCGAGGTGGTGTTCGGCAACAACTACGTGTATGCCTGCCAGCGCCTCGACATTCCAGTTCATGCCTACGTGCTGGAGCCAGAGAAGCGTCCTGTGTTCGACTACTACTTCAAGCAGGACTACGGCGTGTTCTGCTACGATGCCCTTGACTGCCCGGAGTTCCAGCAGGGACTCGCACAGCCTCCCCGTCATGCGGCCATCGACTGGTCCATCCTCTACCGACAGGTGGTGAAGTGGCTGCTGGAGGAGCCAAAGGACATCAATATTCTCGACTTCGGCTGCGGCAAGGCGATGTGCATCGACAAGGTGCGGATGCAGCACAACTACCGCAACGCCATCGGACTGGAGTTCTTCAACCACAACCGAGTGGGTATCTCCGTGGAGAAGGGCCACCAGATGATAGACAAGTTCCTTGCACACTACCAGAAGCATGGTAAGTTCGACTACGTCATCTGCGATGCCGTCATCAATTCCGTGGTGAGCCAGTTCGCCGAGGACAGCGTCCTGACGTGCCTAAACCTGTTCTGCAAGATGGGCGGCAAGGTGTTCTTCTCCGGCCGTATGAGGGCCAACGTGGAGAAGCTGATCGATGCCAAGCGCTGCACTACCGACGGTGGCCTGTCTGTCCGTTTCCTCGATGACAATGGTCTTACGGCGTATATTCTGCAAGGCCAGTGGTTCTTCCAGAAGTTCCTCCGCAAGGAGCAGTATGAGGCATTGCCGGAGAAGTTCGGACTTGAGCCTTTCGTCACCTATGAGAAGTCCGGCTACTTCGGCTTCGGCTGTACCAAGGTGCGTGAACTGACGGAGCAGCAGTACCGAGAGGCTCTTATCTATGAGTTCAACATGCAGCTCCCGAACAAGGTGCGCTACGGCCGTCACCAGGACGCTCTCAAGACGTTCGGCTTTGCCGAGGCCACTGACGCGGAGGTGCAGGATATCTCCAAGAGAAAGTAATCAACGTTCCGGGACTGGAAAAGTTGCAGGATTGATGAAAAAAAGTTGCTGAAATAGTTGCAAATGTGATAAATTCTTTGTATCTTTGAACTTGCAAATAAGATGATTATCAAACACTTAGAACGAGCAAGAACAATATGGTAACAATAGAATATGCCGAGCTGAAAGGCTTTTACAAGATTCTCTGGCTCCGTTACGTCAACGGGGTTGACCTGAGCAACCACTGCATGAAATCCCTCCTTGGTCACAACGACCGTCGCGTTCGCGGATTCATGCGGCAGCTACCGGCCAATCTCCGTCTGGAGGAGTCGCCCTATTATTATCTCTGTGGCGTGGATGCCAACTTCGTGTGGGAGAAGAACCTGCACCTGGCCTTCACCTACAGTTGCGGAAGCGTCATCGAGATTGACGACGCGTTCATCCGCTGCAGGATCCTGAATGCCCGTAGGCTCGAAATCAGCAACAGATTCATCGACTGGTCACTTCCCCAGTCACGGAACAAGTTTTTCAATACCTGCCGTAACTGGTGGTTCGCCAACATGATTGCCCGCAATCCTGGCGTCCGCCACCTTCCGCAGCAGGGAAGCTTGTTCTGAAAAGATGAAGAAACCCGACACCCAATTATTCAAAGAGACTGCTGACGCTTGCCAGGGCAACCTCACGAAGATTGCGCAGGCTTTCGGATGCAGCAGGCAGGCCATTTACAACTGGTGTGCCGCCGACAAGGATTGGAAAGAAATTATCGAGGACTACAAGATGCGTCTTTATGACGAGGCCCTTGTAGCCGCCCGTGCCCTTTGCGTCGGCATCCCAAAGACCGATGGCAAGGGCCGACTCATAGGCTGGATAGAGCGTCCTGACCCGAACACCGTCCGTTATCTGCTCTCCACCCTTGGCAAGAACGAGGGCTTCACAGAGCGTCATGACCTCACCTCCAACGGTGAGTCGTTATTCCCAAAGGTCATCAGCCTCACGCTGGAGGATGCCGACCTTGAAGGTGAGAAGGAAATTAAAATTACGGAGGAGTAGCGAGCCGTGACACCCATCTACCTCATAGAGAAGCCCGATACGATCTCCGTCTGCATGGAGGCATCGCCGTTGCTGGCCCACTACGCCAGTCAGATACCCGGCATGACTTTCTCGCAGACGGATAACCTGTGGTCTGCGCCGAAGGAACAGCGCAGCTTCGTCATGGACTTCTGCCGCTTTGCCGTAAAGCGATCGCTGGCTTCAGACATCATCGACATCAACGGCAAGGTAGATGTGCATCAGTTGTTCGCCGACCGCATGCCTACCATGGAGCTTCCCGCCGACCTTCCTTTCAAGCCTTACGAATACCAGACGAAAGGAATGCGCTATGCCCTGGAGCACAAGCGCACGTTCTTTGGTGATGACATGGGGCTGGGAAAGACCCTGCAGGCCGTAGGCACCTGCTGGCTGGCGAAGTCCTATCCCGTCCTTGTCGTCTGTCCGCTGGCCATGAAAGAGACATGGAAGCGTGAGTTCGAGAAGTGGACGAAGAAACGGTGCCTTATTATTGACGACGACCATCGCTATGACTGGTGGAAGTACGTCCAGACAGGCAGCTATTCCGTTGTCATCGTCAACTACGAGTCCATCCGTAAGTTCTTCATCGAGCGCGTCAGAGGGAACAACTACGCCGTGAAGAACATCATCCCCGAAAAGCACGTCACGATGTTCAACACCGTCATCATCGACGAGTGTCATCACGTCAAGGAGTCGTCATCGCAGAGCAGCAAGTTCCTGGAGCGTATCTGCCAGACACCGGAATACATCTTCATGCTCTCCGGCACCCCCATTGTCCTCGGCAACGCAGACCTTATCCAGCAGCTGAAGATCATGCGCCGCATGGATGACTTCGGCGGTGTCCGTAAGTTCAAGCAGCGTTACTGCCGCGACGGGGCGAGCAACATGGCTGAGCTGAACATGCGCCTGTGGCAGACTTGTTTCTTCCGGCGTGACAAGAGCCTCGTGCTGAAGGACCTGCCGGAGAAAACGCGCCAGCACCTCTCAGTTGAGATATCGAACCGTGGCGAGTACCAGCTGGCGGAAGAAGACCTTGTACGGTACCTCAAGCAGTATGCCCGCATGTCGAACAAGCGAATCCGCAAGTCCATGCGTGGTGAAGTGATGGTGCGCATCAGCCACCTGCGACAGATTGCCGCCAAGGGGAAGATGCACGTGGCCATCCCCTTCATCCACGATGTCATCGACGGTGGCCAGAAACTCATCGTCTTCGTGTTCCACAAGAGCGTGACGGAGGAAATCAGAAAGCACTTCCCCTCTCTCGTCACCGTGACAGGCTCCGATACTGCCGAGCAGAAGCAGAGAGCCATCGATGCCTTCCAGACAGACCCCGACTGTCGCCTTATAGTGGTGAACTACCGTTCTGGAGGCTGTGGCGTGACGCTGACCGCAGCGACAAGACAGCTGTTCATAGAGTTGCCGTGGACGTGTGCCGACTGTGACCAGTCCGAGGCAAGGGCGCACCGCAACGGGCAGAAGAACGCCGTGAACTGCTATTACCTTATCGGAAAGAACACCGTGGACGAGCAGATAAATGAAGTCATCGAGCAGGAAAGACTCGTGGCAAAGAACGTCATCGGCGCAAGAGACGACGCGAGAAAAATATCAGATATAGACAGAGCAATAGAAATCCTAAAGATAAAAGACTATGACACAGCAGAATGAAATGACTCCCATCCGGGAGAAGATTGCCCTCCGAATAAAGCAGCTGGGCATCACCAAGAAATCAGTATGCGAGGACCTGGGGCTCACCCTCCAGAACTTCTCGTCGTTCCTCACAGGAAAGCGCTGCTTCCCCATCGACGACCTCGAAATGGTGCTGATGTACCTCGGACTCACCGTAAAGCCCAAGGACTACAAGCCCGGTGTCGTCACCGTGGAGCAGCCTGCCGTCAGCACCGAGGCCATCCGCTCCCATCAGCACGCCCTTATCCGCCAGAAGATCAAACTGCGCATCGGGGAGCTGAACCTGCCGATGAACAAGGTGGCCACCTCTGCAGACATCAACGCCAACAGCCTGTCGTCGTTCCTCGGAGGCAAGAGAGGGCTCAACATTCGCCACATCGAGGCGCTGTTCACTGTCCTTGACCTCGCTCTGGTCGACAAGGAGGGCTTCACCTTCGGAGGCACCACCAAGGCCGAGACCGTGGAGGGTGGCGGGCAGTAGCCCCGTGGCGTGGACAAACTTGACAGTCCACAATGTACTGGGGCCTGCCGAGGTGCAATTTCTGCCTCATGCGCACACGCGCGTCGCCTGCCCCGACTGACAAACCAAACGAAGTGACATGGCAGCTGAAAAGGTAGAGATAAAATTGTTCAAGAAGCAGGCGTTGGCATGGAAATACCTGTCAGCCAGCGACACCACCGTCAACGAGGTGCTCTATGGCGGCGGTGCCCGTGGAGGCAAGACATGGTTCGGCTGTCTCTGGATGATACTCCGCCGTATTCAGCTGCCGGGGAGTGTGGGACTGATTTGCCGTGAGCAGTCAGTGACGATGAAAAAGACCACGCTGATAACGTTCTTTGAAATACTGTCTAAGCTGGGGTTGACGGAGCTGGTGGCATACAACGCCACGACGATGATAGCGGAGTTCAAGAATGGCTCCAAGATTTTCTTCGTTGACCTGCAGTACCGTCCGTCTGACCCTGAGTATGACCGTCTGGGCTCCCTCGGTATCACCGACCTGTTCATCGACGAGGCTCAGCAGGTGAGCGAGAAGGCTGTGAGCGTCCTGAAGGGACGTTTCTCCGTGCTGACCGGAGTCAAGGAGGACGGCACTCCGTGGCGCACCATCCCGAAGGCTCTTTACACCTGTAACCCGAGGCGTAACTGGATATACAATGACTTCGTGAAGCCAGCCAAGGACGGCAAGCTGCCTCCGACGCGCAAGTTCGTCAAGTCACTGCCTACGGATAACCCGCACCTCGACCCGGCCTACATCGAGAACCTGCTGAGGGCTGACAAGATCACCGTCCAGCGTCTGTACTTCGGTAACTTCGAGTACGATGACGACCCATCGACGCTTTGCGACTACGATGCCATCAACGACCTGTTCACCAACGACCACGTTCAGCCGGTGGGAGCACACAGCGGAGCCGCTGATATCGCTGGTAAGGGACACGACAGGTTCGTGGCCGGCTCATGGGTGGGTAACGTCTGCACCATCGCCATTGACATGACGTATTCGCCTGGTGCGGAGGTGGAGAAGCAGCTGAAGAACCTCATGATACGGGATGCCATTCCAAGGAGCCTCACCATCGTCGATGCCGACGGTATAGGCTCGTTTCTGGAGAGCTACCTTAACGGTATCAAGGAGTTCCACGCTAATGCCAGGCCCTTTGACCCCAGATATGCCAATCTCAAGGCCGAGTGTGCCTTCAAACTGGCCGACCTCATCAACCGAAGGGCTATCAAGATTATCTGCAGCCCGGAGCAGAGGGAGCGCATCACCGACGAGCTCGGAGCACTCAAGCAGGCCTACATCGACAAGGACACGGTGAAGTTCGACATCATCAAGAAAGAGACGATGAAGGTCATTCTCGGCCACTCCCCGGACTATCTCGATATGCTTATCATGTCGATGTTCTTCCGACTCACGAAATCCACAGCGACGGGTATGACCGTCAAGACAAAAGTAAATGCACCAGCAGAATGAAATGGTTCAGACATAAGAAAAAGGACAGGTTTGTTTCCTTCAAGGCCTATCTCCTCCTCTTCGCCTCGGCTTCCGAGGAAGAGAGGAATACCCAGAGTGTAGCCATGAAGAACCTGCCGAAGCCAGAGACCTGTTGCGGCAAGGCCGTGCCGGAAGACTTCAACTCTATCACCTACGGGCAGCTGGATGACCTTCATGACGTACCGAAAGGCATCGAAGCTATCGTCAACTGCTGCAAGGTAATCCTTGGAGCTACCGAGGAACAGGTGCTGGAGGAACGGGCTGACCGCATCCTCGCATTTGTAGCCTTCTGCAACAATGAGGTTGACCGTATCAACAAACTGTTCAAGGCTATACGCCCGGACTATGCGCCGGAGGAGAAGATGGCGGGGATTGAAAAGCTTCGCTTCGGCTCCTTCGGCGTTCTCGACTGGTATGCCCGACGCATGGGTATCAGTGACCAGAACGAAGTGCGCGGCATCCCGTGGATCCGTATCTTCCAGTGTATGAAGAACGACAATGAGCAGGCGAAGTATGAAAAGCGGCTACGAGAGATTTACAGACGACGAACTAAAATAAAGAAGAAATGAAAGACGAAAAGAAACAAGAGCAGTCGGTGGTGACGGAGTCCGTTGCCTTTGACAACAGCACACAGCTTGGGACTGTGGAAGGGAAGGTACGTTCAATCATTAAGCCCCTCGGTGTGCAGTATGTGTATAATGACTGGACGAAGGTCAACGTGGACTTCGACAAACTCCAGTACCCGGCCATTATCTTCATCCAGCCTGCTTCTGGCAATCTCCATGTAGCCCACGGTCAGATAAAGGACCAGCCCGACACCCAGTTCGCCTTCATGGATAAGACCGTCCACGA